CTATTTTTTTTCCGGCTCGCGGGTGGAGAAGCGCATGAGTTCCGCCTCAAAGCGAAGCGGAATGTCCCCGGTGGGGCCGTTGCGGTTTTTAGCCAGGTGAAGATTAGCTTGTCCGGCCAGTTGTTGCCGCTGGTCCTCGTCCTCGGCGTAGTAGTCGGAACGGTAAAGAAGGCCTATCATGTCCGCGTCCTGCTCGATGGAGCCGGATTCCCGCAAATCGGACATGCGGGGAATCCCGGCTTCTTTTCCGGCTCGCGTCTCCGGTCCCCGGTTCAGCTGGGCCAGCACGACGACGGGAACCTTGAGTTCCTTAGCCAGGGCTTTCAGGCCCGCGGATATTTCCGCCACTTCCCGTTCCCGGCTGTTGGCCGCCTGTCTGGACGTGGAACGCATCAGTTGCAGATAATCCACGCCAATGACGGCCAGCCCTCCCTGGTCCCTCATGACGCGGCGGGCCTTGGCCCGTAGCTCGTTGATGGAAATGGCCGCGGTATCGTCAATGACCAGCTGGGCCGCCCCTACGTCCTCCACGGCCCGCTTGAAATGCTGCATCTCTAATTGGGTCAGCGTGCCTCGCCGGACAATTTCTCCGCGGCGGACGCCGGAACGGGCGAAAAGAAGACGCTCCACAATCTGGACGGCGGGCATTTCACAGGAAAAGAGCAGAGTAGGTTTTTTCTCATTCAGCGCGATGTGCTCAATGATGTTGAGCAGGAAGGAGGTCTTTCCCATAGACGGGCGGGCCGCAATCACGAACATGTCCCCCGGCTTGAGGCCGTTGCTCTTCTTGTCCAACAGGTCAAAACCCGTGGAAAGCCCCTGAATGCGCCCCTTGCTGGCAATGAATTGTTCAAAGCTGGTGACGGCCTCCCGGACGAGGGCGGCCAGCCCTGGGCCGTCCGCGCAGCTCCTGGACCGCTCCCGTATCTGGAACAGGCGGGTTTCCGCGGCGTCCATCAGGGCCTCCACGTCCTCCGGGCCAGAAAACGCGTCTGTGATGGCCCTGGAAGACGTGTCAATGACGGAACGCAAAACAAACTTATCCCGCAATGTATGCAAGTAATGCTCGAAAAAGGCTCCGGTAGTGGTGAAGGTGTACAGGTCCGCCAGCCCGGCGTTGCCCCCTACGGCGTCCAGCTGACGCATATCCGCCAGGGCCTGCGTCATGGAAATGATGTCCAGCGGCAAATTGGCGTTGTAGCGGGCCAGGAACAACCGCCACAATATCTGATGACCCGGAAGGAAAAAGAACTCATCCGTCACGCCGAACGCGACGGCCTGGGACATGTAGGTCGCCGGGTCCATCGCCAGCAGGGCCAGAACGCCCTTTTCCGGGCCGGGAGCCTGGGGGATCTCCCGGCATCCGGCAGGCGACGAGGAAGAAGAATCGCGGAACGAAGTCATTTATTAGTATCGGCGGAGGGTTGGCGGGAGGTCCGCGGCGGCGCGGCGGAGGCTGGACATGACCGTGGCGCGGGCCAGGCCGGGGAACGGGGAATAACAGGGGTTGCCCGTCGTCACGACGTCAAATCGGCGGGCGTAGGTGGCAGCCTGGGCCTTGCCCTGGCATTGCCACCGCCACGCGGTGAACAATCCGTCCCACCGCTCCGGGGACCACGGGTAGAAAATCCGGCATCCGTCATAATGGTCCCGGACGTAGCGGCCTATCGTCCTGTCCTCCGGGCAAATGGGAGAAAGCGGCGCGTCCTGCATGACGGCGGCCATCTCCGCGGCGACGCGGCCCCGGATGGCGTAGCAGCACCCGTAGGCGGGTTGCTGGGTGGTCCCGCACGCGGTAAAGGGCACGGAAGAATCGTCCAGCATGGGCTGAAGCCAGGAGCGGCCAATCAGGGCCGTGTCCGTGTCCAGCTTGAGGACAATATCGTCCTCCGCCGCCTCCTGGGACAGGAGGGAAAGAATCCCCCTGACGGCCTCCGGGCCGTTGAGGTTGAGGCCGCGGTCAAAGTCCGTCGTGATGATGTCCGCGCCATAGGAACAGGCGTCCCGGTACGGCTCCGGCATGGGCGCGTTGGAATCATCGGCGACAATGACGCGGGCCTCCGGGAACGTCTGCCCGGCGCAGGCTACGCACTCCACGGCCTCCGGGCCGTTGCCTGTGTAGGTAAGTATATATATTGTTATCATAAAAATCTATTCGGCGGGGCCGGGGGTGAAAAAGGTGGCCGGGTCAAATAGACAGTAAACCGCCCCCAGGGCGTACTGCTTGACGGTCCCGTCCGCCTCCACGTCCGCCAGATGAAAAGCGTATTGCCCGCGGATGCCCGTCGCCTCCGTGGACAGGATGAACGGGGTAAGGGTGGCGGTGCTGGGTTGCGAGGAAGACAACCAGGCGGACTCGAAAACGCCCCACTCGTCAAACTGAACGACAAGCCAGACCTGGCCGGACGTGGCGGCATGGGCCGCCCAGCCGTCCGCCCCGGCCTCAAGGGCCGTCGTACAGAACCGCCCCATGATATAGACATGTCCGGGCCGGACTTTCACCGCCGTGACATTGCCGGAAGCATCTTTTTCCACTTTGACCCGGAATCCCTCGTTGCCGTCCTCCCGCTGTTCCTCCTGGGCCTCACTCTTGGCGAGGTCGCAGAAGACGGACCCCAGGACGAACTGGCGCACGTTGACAAAGGAGGCCGGGTTGCCGTCCTCCGGGAACGGCTCCGCGCACGTGGAGATCGTCGCCAGCTTGAACGCATAGGACGCGCTATCCGGCTTTTTGCCGTCCTTGAGGCCGTCCGCGGGCAAGGGGGACACCTCCCCCCTGGCTTTAGTAAGGGAAAAACTCTTATAGTTGCCGTCCCCGTCAAATTTGACATTGAGCCAGATGTCGCCCTCCTTTGCCGGGGCGTTTTCCCATTTCATGCTACCTTCAGAAACAAGGCGGCCAAACGCATAAATATTTCCGCGGCGCAGATAGGCGGCTTTCGGCTTGCCCTCCGCGTCCGCGACGGCCAGCACGCGCCAGCCCTCGTTGCGGGAGCCGCTGGCGTAGGTGATGCACCCGGTCAAAAACGGGGTGTAGGTGATGTCGTCCGCGCTGGACCCGGAGGATTGAGCGGCGGACACGAACTCGCCCAGCGTCAGCCTGGCGGAACGTCCGCCGGGCGGGGTATCCTCCGTTGAAATGCGGGCCGCCGTGATGCAGTCGTGGTTGTTGTCGCCCCACACCAGGTCCAGATAAACCTTGTCGCCGTCCTGCGCCTCAAGGGCGGGATAAGGGACAGAATCCATCTTGTCGGCTCCCATTTTGGGGACGATGACCCGCGTCCCGCCCGCGTGGATTTCCAACACGCGGCCTGGGTTGAAATAGGCTTTCCAGGTTTCCCCCGTCTTGACCAGGGAGCGGAGGGAAAAACCGCCCTTATCCGCCGCATACCGTCCGCCCGTCCAGCGGCTGGCCGCCTGGACGGAAGGAAGCATCGTCTGAAAATCGGATGACCTGTTGAGCGCGTCCTGGATGGCCTCAACGCTGTTATTCCAGTTTTCCGCGGTCAGAACCGTGCCCTTGCTCTTTTGGGGGAGGTTGTACATATTATTCAAACATTCTTTTAAGCCATGGCCCGGAGAGATAATTAAGTTGCGTAACGATTCCTCCATCGCGTATGAGTACATGCCCATTCAGGCAAACCCACGTGTACCCATCCGGCAGACTGGGCAGTTCTTCCCTTGCGCTGATTTTGCCGACTTCGCGGTAAATATCCACCTTGCCGGGGATGGTCAGGCGGAACTTGGTATAGGCCGTCTTGCGAGTGTGTTTCTTTTTGTTCATAGCCGTTAAAGGTTATTTTCCGTAGATTTCCTGGTCCCAGTTGCCGCCAACGTAGGTAATTTGCGTGACGGTCCGTCCGTTGCGGCGCGTCAGGCCGCCGCCTCCGCAAAGCCAGACTTGCCCGTCCGGAAGACTGGGCAACCCGGCGCGGCTGCCAATCTTGCCGGAATCGGAAATATCCACCTTGCCGGGGATAGTCAGGCGGCATTGGGTATAGGCTGCCTTGTAATGGGTCTGGCCGCGCAGAATTTTAGAAAGCAGGGAGGGCGGCACTTTGCCGTTGAGCTTGTCAGTTAAGGAAACGCCCTGCTCGTCGGCGAGCTGCCCTCCCATTAGGGCGCACAGGTCTTTCAGGGTGGCATTGTCCAGGGCGTCCACCTGGGATTTGTAAAGCTTGCATTGCGTGATCGGCTCGTCCACCAGGGAAACGGTTATTTCGCACTCCCGCCCGTCAAATTCATAGGTGGGGCCTTCGGGGTCTTCGGGGTTGTCCGGGTCGTCGTCATCCTCGTCCCTATCTTTGGAACAGGTCAGGGTGATGAGGTCAACCTTGTTACTCTCATGAGTTTCAATGCTGATTTCCGTTAAGGGGAAGCCGTACTCGGTAGAGTGAATTTTAGGGACCAGGCCGCGGCCCTCCCCCTGGGGGCACATGAAAAACAAGGTAAGCGTCTTGTTGCTGTACGTTTCCCGGTATTGGGAGGGTTTCCACCAGGTCAGCACGCCTGACGGGAGATTGCCTAAAATATCCTTATCCATTTTATCCTAACACGGCCAGGGAGCCGTTCTGTTTTTGCAGTAGTTTATTGAGCAGTTCGTTTGTTTTCTTCTGTTCGGCCAGCTGTTTTTGCGGGACGTTTTCGGCGGAAAGCATCATGCGGCCATATCCGCCGCCGCCCACCTTAGCCAGGGACCCGGCCAGCACGGTTTCCCAGTTGACCTTGATTTTCGGCGCGTCGTCCTCGGTCTTTTGCCGCCTGGGCTTACTCTTGGAGGCGTCCTCTTTTTCCTTCGCGGCGCGCTCTTTGTCCTGGGCGGCCAGGGATGCCGTAATTTTTTCAGAGGCGGCGGAGATTTCGGCGCGCACACCGGACGTGTCCAACACGTCCGCCGCTTCCGAAAACCCGGAAGAAAAGGCGTCTTGAAGGGCGGAAAAATTGTCGGATATTTGATTGAGAATCCGGTCTCCGTAAGAATCAATAAATGCCCGTCCGGCTCCGATAGCCTGCCCCTTGCCCTTGTTGGCGTCACGCTCGAATTCGCGGGATAAGCCCCGCATCCAATTAGCCTCATCACCCAGTCCGGGAATGCTGTCAAGCAAGCTGGCGATACCTTGGGACAGTAAAGCCAGCAGTCCATTGACGGCCATTCGCATGACGCCAACAAAGGCATTGCCAACCATGCGCCAAAAAGCGGCGTCCGTCAAAATATCCAGAATCATAATCCCCTGCTTGAACGCCTGAACAAGGTATTGAGGGATAGCTTCAAAAACCCCCATCAGCACCCGCCACAGGAAATTCACGCTCTCCTGGAACGCCAGGGTCAAACCCAGTTTAGCCAGGTTCCAAGCTTCCCCCTGCCGGAAAGCCTCAATCATAAACCGCATGGCATAGGCGATCGTTTCACCTATTTCCCGTGCCTTTGCGGCCATGCTCTCAAGAGAGCCGATTCCCTCGTCCAGCAGGGGCTTGAGGGCGTCCATGATGGGCTTGCCGAATTCGGCCCGGACTTGCGCCCAGTTGTCGCTTAACGTTGAAATTTTCCCATTCCAGGTCTGGGACTGTAGCTCCATACCGCCGGAAAACCGGGCCAGTTCCTCCGCCGCCACCTGCCAGACTTCCGAACCTTTTTTCCCCTCGGCCTGTAGCTTTTCGAGCTTGGCGCGCACATCGGGGGATATTGCGCCAAGCTCCTGCAAACGCTGCATGGCCTCCCCCACGGGCCGCCCGCTGTCCAGGCCGGAATAAAGGCGGCCTATCGTGACGGCCATTTCCTCGATGGGGGTGTTTTGGGCGGAGGCGGCGTCGCCCACCAGGCGGAGGCCGTCCCCGGTGGACAAGGCCCCATCGGTGAGGGATTCCAGCGTCCGGGACGCCGCGGCAATCCCCGGCAGCTGGAAAGGCGTGTGGGCGGCAAAATCGGCCAGTTCCGCCATGCGTTCCCTGGCGGCCTTTGCGGACCCCAGCAGGGGAATGAAGGCCGTTTCCATCGTTTCCCGGTTGGCGGCCTCTCCCACGGCGGCCCGCGCCTCACGGAACGCCGTGCTGATGCCCTTGACGGCCAGAGCCGCCCCGGCGACGGAGGCGGCAACCATCATCATCTGGGGCCGGACCAGGGAGGAAAACCCGGACACGGCGGACCGGGCCTCCCCAAGTCCGCGCTGGAATCCGGCGTTGTCCAGATTCAGCTGGTAAGATATGCCGTTAGCCATGAAGATTTTTCAGTAACTGAATTTCAAGGAAGGACAGGCCGCCGCTCTCCACGCCGTTGCGCTCGGCAATGGCGGCCCTCAAACACAGGGCGCGGGCCACGGGGAGAGCCAGGACGGCGTCAAGGGGCCAGCCATACTCGGAACAAAGCAAATCGACGAGGGAAAGCCACCAGCCGCACCCCTTGCAAGTCACGGATGCCGCGGCGTCCCCGTTCCCGGCTTTTTTCCGGCGGCGTCCTCCATCGGCAGGAATGTCCGCTTGAGCATGTCGGCAATGCCCGCCAGGCACTTGACGAGGTGAGCGGGCGGGAAAGTATCTGCCCACGCGGAAAACGCCTTGTCAAAATCGCCGGAATCCAGGGCGGCAAGAAAGGACGCCCTCTCGGCAACCAGCCAGCAAACAACGCTCATATCGCGGAACGAGGGTTTTTCCCCGGTGGCGAAAAATGTAACTCCCGCCTGCTCCAATAAAAGAATATCGCGGAGGGAAAGAGACTTGGAAGAAGAAAAAGCCTCCCGGACAACGTCAGGGATGAGCGCGGCGGTTGTGTTTGCAATATCAGATTTAGCCATGCCCCGGACTATGGCACAAAACAGGCCGCGGCTTTCATGCCGCGGCCAGGATGCAAACTAAAGCCGGATGAAGTATTTGAAAAAAGCCACGGCGGCGGGGTCGTCCAAGATAAAAGCCGGGTAGTCATAAGGCGTGAACACCCTCCGCCCGCCCTGCGGATTGACGGCCTCGACATCAAGCGCAACCTCGTCCCGCTGTCCAACGGGGGTATACGGGTCATCCTCACTGTAGATCGTCGCCGTCATCAGATGCGCCCACACCTGCGCCGCCTGCCACGGTTCCGCCAGTCCCACCAGCGCGGCAACGACGGCGGCCATTGCCGGGGTCTGTTCCGCTGGTATTTCGTCCGCCGTATAGCGGGCCGGAGGGCGATAACCGCCCGCGTCCTGGTAAATGGCCGTCAGGGTGAATTCCTGCCAGTTGCCGGGCTGGGGGAACTGTATTTGTATTTCCGCATTCATGATTCTTCGATGGGGGTGTTAATGTCCACAAAATCCGCCGTTTCTTCCGTTTCGATGGCGTTTGCCGCTATCGCTTCCAGAGCATAATAAACCGGGTTGACGTTGCCGGGCTGGTAATTGGTGCGTTCCGCAGAGCCGACAAAAACGTTGACAGATCCACCGGAAATTCCCGGTATATCCGTCACAATGGAGGAAAAACCCGTGCCCGTTTCAAAGGTGGTGACGCCGCGCACGGTGGCAATCTTCCAGAGATTCTGGCTACTCCCGCCCCCGGTCAGTAAATACAAAGAGCCGTAAGCCTCACCATAATCTCCGGCATTGTAGGACCGCGGCGCAAATTGCTGATAAATGACCCTGTTGACAAGATAGGGGATAGGTTCGTTATTGGTTGCGGGGATAAAGCTGGTTGTGGTCTTTACCTTCCAATTCCGGGTGGTTTCGGCGGCGTAGATTTCACGCACGCGGATGACGTATCCGTTCCGGGTTGTGTCCCGGACATTGGAAAATGTAATGTCCAGCATTTCCCCGGTATTGTAAGCAAGATTGTTGCCGGGAATAATGCTGTAAGAATCCAGCGTTAAATCTTTCCGCGTCGTCTTGCTCCCCCGTCCCAGGCCCACGGTCAATTTTCCCGCGGACGTTAATTGCCAGGGAACGGCAAAACCCGCGAAACTGGAATAATTCCACTGGCCTTTAGGACCTGCAAAATAATGAACAATCGTGCTGTGCGTCCGTGCCGGAACGTTCGTCTGCGCATACTGGCCGGGAATGAGAACGGTAGTTGCCGCCGTCCCCGTCGCCGTTATCGCTTCCGTGTCCAGATAAGCAGGCAGGGTAAAAAGGCCCGTCACGCCAGCCATTCCGGCGGCATACAGACGGTTGACCGCCCCCGTGTCCGTCGGCGCGCCTACGGCAAGCGGAATGTTGACGCCTCCGTTGGCGTTAATAGCCCCCGCCGCCGTCAGACCTCCGGGAAGCGTCATGTTGCCGGAAGCGTCCACTTGAGGGAGGGCCTCAAGGGCCTGCTGGGCCGCCGTCGCGGAATTGGCTGCGGCGGTGGCGGAGGTCGCGGCATTCGTCGCCGCCGTATTGATGCGCCTCTCCGCCTGGTCAATATCATCCTTGGCGGTTTCCGCTTGCTGGACAAGGGGCGTGATTGTTCCTTGCGCTTCCGTCCCCGCCGCCTGGACGGCGGAAACGGCGTCCGCCTGCGCTCCGGCAATCTTGTCCGTAGCGGTTTTTTGCGCCCTGCCTACGGCAAGCACGGCATCGGCCTGTTTGTCCCGGATGGCGGCCAGAGCGTCCTCTTTGACCGCGTGGACGTCCTGTTTCGCCTCGCTGACCGTTTCCGGCCAGGAATCGGCCAGCGACTCCATGCTCTCCTGGGCCTTGAGGGCGTGAGCATAGGCCCACCACGCCAGGTCAACGGAATCCACGCTCACGGTCACGGCGTCGCTCAAGCGGACAAAATAGCGGTGCGTGGACGGGTTGCCCTCCGCCCTGGGGTCAACTTTGTCGGTCACGGTCATCAGGCCGCGGAGGATGCGCTCTCTTGGCGTTTCCGGGGAGGTCTGCAACCAGCCTTCCCACGGGAACATGCCCAGGTCCTGGCCCGGCACGCGGACCCGGACAAGCCCCTCCGCCGCGTCCGCGGCGTCCACGGCCAGCGGCACGGACGCGTCGCCGGCTTTCAGGGCAAAATCCAGGGCGGCCCCGGACAGGTCCAGCGGGACGCCCGCGGCGTCCTGTACCAGCAGGACCAGGTCGCAGGCCGCGCCCCAGGCCAGGCCAACATTGATAACGGCGGGTTTCATGGGGTTATTCGATGGGGTTATTCGGACAGGGATTCTTCCGCCGGGGCCAGGTCGATATGGGGCCACCACGTCAATTCAATGGAGAATTTCGCGGCGTCGTTCAGGGAGGCGGTTTCCTCCGCGGAAGTCACCAGGTAATATTTCCCCTGATACTGGACCGCGTCCCCCATGTCCGGCCTGGGCAGGGTCGCCACCTTCTGGCCTTTCGGGGCGGCGCGCAGGACTTCCAGCGTCAGCACTTCTTTCCGCTGGCTCAATACGATAGTGCCGATTTCCCCGTCCTGGTCGGTGAATTCGGCGATGGTCTGGCTGGGCTTGGTCTTGATGGACGTGAGCACGCCCCACGGCACGGTCGCGCCGGAGGGGATGCCGTAGTCGATGTCGTTGCCCTTGATGATGTACTTGTTTTGCGTCGTCATGTTTTTTTGTTGTTAGAATTCGTTTTCAAGGCTGGTCACGTCAACGGTCATTGACCAGACCGCGCGGCCCGGCGCGTCCTCCCAGACAATAGGCAGGGGGGCCGCCTGGCGCGGCTTGCAGATAATCCGCCCGGCGTACCCCAGGGAGGACCAGGTCAGCACCCGCAGGACGTCGTCCGTCATGCGGTTGGCCGTGTCCATGTCGCCCCCCGGTTGGCCGGGAGCCGCCGCGGAAATGAACAGGGTTACTTCCCTCGTCAGGATGGCCTTGACGGGATGGCCCCCCTGCACGTCATGCTCCATATTGACGGCTCCGGGCAGAATGAAAATGACCCGTTGAGGGTATTCCCGGAGGGAGTCCAGGGCGGCGTCATAAGTGGTCACATTGGGAGCCGCGACGTCGTCCGCAATGCCTGCCTGGTCCAACTCCGCGACGAGGGCGCGCATGAGCCATTGAGTGTCGGTGATCATCTGATTTTTTTCCTGGAGCCGTAGGCCAGCGGTCCACGGGTCGATTGTTCGGCATCGGAAGAGAAACGGAACGTGCCGCCCCTCACGTCCTGCAATTCTTTCAGGGACTGGTCGTAGGCGGTCCGCTGGTCGTCCGTCGTCTTGTGCAGGATTTTTGCCAAATAAAAAACGCAAATGTCCCGCGCCCAGCTGCTCATGAGCGGACCCGGAACGGCGCGGCCCCGGCAATAGGCGTCGACCCTGGCGCAGGAGGTCAGGATGGCTTCCGTTACCGGGTCTTCCCCCGCGGGGGCCTGCCTGCGGATGTCCTCAAGCTGGGAGGCCGTCAATGCCCCCAGGAGGGCGGATTCTGTGAGGATGCAGTTCATTTTTTTCTAAGCCCGGCGCGGCGGCTAACCGCGCCGGGAATGGTGGTGGCAGGTGAGGGTTAAGACCCGGAGGCCGCCGGGATGGCGGGCATCAGGACCAGGGCGTCCTTGAGGCCGACCGCGGCTCCGTAGTAGCATTCAAACGTCAGAAAATGCTTGCCCGCGCCGGAAGCGTAATGGCGGCGGTAAGACATGGTGATGCCCGTGTCCGGGTCCGTGACGGTGCGCTGGTCCAAATACCCCTTGGGGTCGGACGGGACCACCGCCCGCGTCGCGACGGCCAGCGCGGCGGGATGGACGATAAAGCCGTTGGGAGCGGCGGAACTGGCCGGAAGAACGGTTGATTCCACCAAATCAAACCCCAGCAGGCGGGGAATGACGCCGTCGCGGACGTACTCCGTCCCGCCGTAGGCCAGCGCGGACGCCACCTGCACGGAGGAATCCTCGGCCAGGGCCATATAAGCGGAAGGCGAGGGAAAATAGACGCGGTTAGTCAGCGGAACTTTCAGGTCCCCGAATTTGGCGCGCGCCAGGGCAAGCAGCTGCATCATGGACATGCCCGCCGTCGCCGCCAGCGTGGCGGGATAGTTCGCCTTGGTGATTTTCGCAAATACGCCTTCAATAACTTTTGTCGCGACGGCGTGGCCCATTTGCCCGGCAAAAATGTTCAGGCTGGCGGAAGACGATTCCATGAACTGGCGGTCGGTCAAGCCTACCGTCGCTTTGGCGTAGCCGTCCATCGTGACCGTCACGGCCCCCAGGGTCCCGGTCTCCTTTTCATAGGCATTTTCCTCGTCGGAAGCCGTCAAGGAACCGATCAAGGGGACTTTCAGGCTTGCCCCCTTGTTGACGGCCTCCTTGGAGTAGTCGGTGGAGAATTTCCCCAGGGGGGCCAGGGAATTCTTGAACGCCTCCAATCCCTTGGAGACGATAATGTCGTCGTTCAGTTTTGAATCAATGGATGTTGCCATGTCTATTATATATAGTGTGTGGGTTGATGATTGGCGGGAGGGATTAGCCGCGGGCGGCAATCAGCTCTTTTTCGTGTTTGCGGAAAAAGGCGAGGCGTTCCGCCGGGTCGGTGATGGCGGCATGCTGGGCAAGCAGGGCTTTCCCGGTTTTCGCCCCGTCCCCCTTGTTGTCCTGGGCCGTGTAGGCCTGCTGGAATGCGGGATTGACAGGCAGGGAGGCGAGCAGTTCCTTCGCCGCCGGGTTTTTCAGGAGGTTTTCTTTCCAGGAGGCTTTAAGGTCCGGGGCGATTTTCCCGGCGGCGCAGGCGGCCTCCACGGCGGCGTCCGCGTCCTTTTCCTGCATGGCCGCCACGGTTTTTTGCAAGTCTTCCAACTGCTTTTTCAGGGCCGCGTTTTCTTCTTGCAGGGCTTTAATTTCTTCTTCTGTCATGGTGTTTTGGTCTTGATTATTGTGTTGTTTTTCGCCTCCCTCCGTCTTGGCGGAGGCGGAAAGGTGTTGAATTGAGCGGAAGGCGGCCCGGTTGACCAGGCCGCCCATGTTGGCGGGCGCGCCCGTGATGTGGTAGCGGCCCTCGGCGTCCGGCTCGTCCGAAACGTAAAAACCGGGAGAAAAACGCTTGAGGGATTTGCCCTTCTTGGCGCGGCCCTCGTCCGTCCAGTCCACGACGGCCCGGATGCCTCCTTTCTTGGGGTCGTCCCCGCCCCAGTACACCCGCAACACCCAGGAGGACGCCTCCTGGTCGGCGTGGCAAAAATCCGTGAACGGCGCGTCGCCGCGCCCGGCGTCAAATTCCGCCTGATACCGCGCCCGCGCTTCCTCGACAGCCTTGGCGGCGGCCTCGTCCACCAGGACGGTTATCTTTTTAACCTCTCCGTCCGGGGTGGAGGGTTCAATTTCATGGACGCCGGGCGGCATCCATTGGATGTCGTCCCCGTCCTCGTCCGTCAGGGCGGACCCGGAAAAACTGGCAAGTAATATCATGCCCGGACTATGGCACAAAACAGGCCGCGGCTTTCTCGGCGCGGCCAGGATGCGAACTAAGAGCCTTGCCGCCGCAAAAAGATGCGCGCCGCCCTGGTGACGGCTTGCCGGACCTGGTCCTCCTGGGGCAGGGCTTGCGGGTCCCTGGGGATGCGGACGCCCTTTTTAAGGACGTAGTACATTTTTTCCCCCAGGGCCAGCCCTACCGGACGTCCTCCGCTCCACACGGGCCGGAGGTCCGAAAAGACGCGGGGGCTTTTGCCGTGGGCCTCCGCCGCAACCGGGATGGCGAGCATGTTCGCCTTTTTGGGCGTGACATGCCCGCCGTACACGTGAATCGCCGCGTGGGGATGGTTGATGCGGACCAGGACGCCGGACCCGTTGACGACGGGCGCGGAACACGAGTTGGCGACGGCCAGCCAGAAGTTGGTCCGCGTCCCCCCTAATCGGTTCGGAGTGGCATTTTTGAAGCGGAAATGGCTAATCAGGGCGTTCCGCATGGCCACGCCCATTACTTTTTTCAGGGCCGGGGACCGGGACGCCAGCCGGGCGAGGTCCGGCGTGACGGAATCCGCTTTCAGGGTCAGATGAACGCTCATTTGTTGATATGGGGGGCCTGGCATTTTCCCAGGGCGGCGGCGGTTCCCATGCCGTCCTCCAGGTATTCCGCCAGGGCGGCGGGGTTCATGGCCCGGAGTAACTCCCCGGAGGCGAGGAAGGCGGACACGAGGGAGCGAAGATCCTCGTCGCTGACGTCCGGGTCGCAGGCGGCGCGGGTGAGGGTTTCCAGCAGGGGGCGGGCCTTGCCGAGCCACGCGTCCAGCATGTCCTGCAGGCCGTCCCTCATGGCCTCGCGCAAGTAGGTCATTTGCTCGTCGTCAGTCATAGTGTGGATGCCGCGGATTGGATGGCGGCCAGGAAGTAGTCGCGGGAGGCGGCGGGCATCCCGTCAAGGGCCTTGGCAACCAGGGCCGGGGACAGTTGGCCGGAGGGGTCCGGGCGCGTGTACACCTCATCGTCGTCCCCCGGCTGGGGCGTCTCCGTGACTTCGTGCACCCAGTTTTTAACAAGCGGGATGCCGCTTTCGAGCAGGATTCTTACCCGCTCGGCGGCCTTGGTGGGGTCATTGACGGCCTTGGACGAGGGGTCGTAGTAGGGCCACGCCGCTTCTTCCTCCGCGGCGGCGGCGTTGAAGCGATAGACGGCGGCCAGCAGCTGTTCATTGAGGACCTCCGCCAGCCAGCCCGCGGCGGCGTTGATGATGTCGCTGCGCACGTTGTAGTGGACCTCCCCCAGGGCGCGGCTTCCCGCGTCCCCAGGGGTCCCCGTGAGGATTTGCCCCAGGATAAGCAGGTCGCAGGCCGTGTCCGCAAGGTCGATGAGCTGGCGTTGCGGATTGTCGCTGCCCTTGTTGCTCGGCTCTTTAAGCTCCAGCGTGCAGCCGTTAGGAGCGGCGGCCCAGGCGGCGGACCCCATGTTTTCCAGCATGTCGGCCATGATGTCCCGGAGGCCGGGGTCGCTGTTGTCGTAGTTCCCCCAGCGGATGGGCTGCCCGAAAATCTGTGCGAAACTCAGGAGCCAGTCCGCGGAAAAGTTGGCGGCGCACCAGTACCAGGCCAGGGAGCGCAGGAGCGCGCCCCCGCACGGATGCCCGAACGACACGTTGTTAATCGCCACCAGGAATTTGTCGGCGGCAAAGTCGGCCAGGGCGTCGCTTTCTGGGGAGCGCATGCCGAACAGGCCGCTTTCCGCGTCCCAGCCGTACCAGCGCGGATGGATGCGCCGCGTCTGGCGCGGAAGCCATGCCTGGGGCATGTGGGCGCACCCTCGGACCTCCCAGTCAATTTCCCGGACGGACACGCCGCAAAACCAGCCGTCCAGCAAGCCGTTGATGGTGCCGCGCCATCCCTGGCCGTCCTCCTTATAGTTGCCCCTCATGCCGTCCCTGGCCCGTTCGGCAAGGTGTTTCAGGTCTTCCCGCCCTTCCGGGTCCTGGACGGTCCACACCAGGTCGCATACGGCATTTTTCAGTTCCGCGACATTTTTGACGAGGCGGGGCCAGGTCCGGCACATGAGGTCGTATAATTCATGCTCTTCCGCCGGGCAGTCCCCGGAAAGGGCGGTGGCCAGGACGCGGGAGATATAATCCGGCGTGACCCACTCCAGGTCCGGCATCATCCAGCGGGAGCGCGCCGCCGGAATGATGATGCGCTGTATGCCGGAATTTTGGCGATTGTTTTTAAGGCCGTTTTTAGCCTCTAAAATCTGTTTGACGGTCAATGATGCCGCTCCGGCGTTCAACGACGCGCTAGAGGGTCCGCGGTGCGCCGCGGAGGATGTTTTCGTTTTCGGTGGGATTGTCATTTTCTGGTGCGGGTTAAAATTCTCCTTTGGTGGCGGTAGCGGCCCCGGCTGGCCCCCATGACCACGCCCTCCGCCCGCTCTCTGGTCCAGACGCCGTCGGCGGCTTTCAGGGTCAGGGCGTGGTAGGCCATTGCCAAGGCCCAGAACAGGTCGGCGTGGCCGCTTTCCGTCCGGTCCGCGCTGTAGCAGACCAGCCCGGTCTTGGTGTAGCCCTTTTCGATGGCGGCAATGTGGGATTTCAGTAAATCGTGGCTGGGAATGATGATTTTCCCGGCTTCTAGGGCGCGGGCGAGGTTGGACGCCAGTTCTTCCTTGGAACTGTTATTAAAGATGACGCCGCGGACCTTGTGGCCGTTCCGCCTCCTTTTGGAGTCCTCCACGTATTTGTCCCCCAGGCCCGTCTGGTCGATGACGACGAGCTTGACGCCCGCGGCCCCGGTCATCTCGTCGAGTTTCCGGTCGCGGCTCTCCCAGGAGTTGTCCTCGTGGTAGTACACCAGCCGGACCACGTAGCGGTCGTGCCAGGGCTTGAGGGCAATATAGCAATGCTTGTCCGACAGGCGCGCCACGTCCACGCCCACTCCGAATTCCCCCTCTTCCGCGGCAATGTTGCCCGCGGAAGAGGCGTAGCGGTCGTTGGTGCAGGCGTTGATGGTGTCCCAGGAGACAAGCTGGCCCGCCGTGTCCTGGGGCACGCACATGTATTCTTCCAGGTAGTCGGATTCCGTCAGGCATTTTGCCCGGCAGGACGCTAAAAATTCCTCGCGGGTCATCTTTTTGCCCGTCTTGGCGTTGATGCGCTCGACGATGCCCGCGTCCACGGCGTCCTGAATGGTGACGCGGTGATGGCTCCACCTCATCGGATTGCCATTGTTGACGCAGTCGTTGACCAGCTGGGCAAACACGGACCCCTTGCCGCGGTGCGTAGAGATGACGATGCGCTGGCCTCCCCATTGCGTCACGGCGGACGAGACTTTCAGCAGTTTCTGCTGGTCCTTGTGAAGAGCGAATTCATCCAGGATGACGTTGCCGCGTTTGCCCGCCAGCACGTCCGGGTTGCTGGACAAGGCATGGATAGTAACGCCCGTGGCAAAGGTGATGGTGAAGACGGTTTCCCCCTCAATGATTTCCTGCCCCAGCTTCCCGGCCCCCAGGTTGTAAATCTCCGCCCATTTTTTGCAGTCGTCAATAAATTGCTTGGCCGCTCCCAGGTCGCGGGAGCAGACCCACCAGTCAAGGGTTGCTCCTTGCTTGACGCTGGCCCGGACGGCTTTCAGGGCGGCGTATTCAGACAGGCCGATTTGGCGGCCTTTTTCCACAAGGATATTGTCGGCGGCATCTTCCAGGAATTTTGCCTGATAGACCATGCTGCGCGGCAGTTTCGCCTTGCGCCTGATGATGCGGGGTTTCATAGGTTAAAGCAGATTCATAGCTTCTTCGATACGGGCGAGGTCTTCGTCGGTCAGTCCGGTCTGGGCTGGCTTCCCATCTTCCACAGACGCGGCGTCCTCGCGTGCTTCCCGCCGCATGTCCGCCAAGTCGCGGCGGAGGTCGGACAGGGTCTTAATGACGGTAAATATTTTTTCCGGCTTGTCGGCAATCAGGCTTTTAATGTCCCCGGCGTTGACGCCGGAAAGGGCGGATTCCAGCATTTCCAGGGCGGCGGCAAGGCCCGCTTCCGCCGGGCCTCCTTCGTCCGCGTATTTGCGGACGAGGTCCACTTTCCACGCATACTGGGCGCGGGCCGTTTCCAGCCGCTCCTGACGCGCCAGCCATTCCCGGTGCGCCCCCTTTCGGTAATTGGTGACGTTCTGCGCGTTGACGCCGGAATACCCGGCGCGCTCGCAGATAGCCGCCGCGTCCCGCCACGTCCCGCCGTTTTCCAGGCATCGGCTCACCTCGTCCTGGACCTTGGCGGGCATGCGGGAAATGGCGGCGGATGCGGTGCGGGCCGCGCTCATGCGTTCAGGGCCTCCTTTCCCTTTTCAAGGATAATCCAGCGCGCCCCGGTCAGGGAGGGGAGGCGGTGGACGCACCCCATCATTTCCAGGGTTTCCAGTTCCGCCTCCACTTGGGAGGCGTCAAACCCGGCAAGCCTCACCTCTGTTTTTAGTTTGTATTCCCCGGAGGGGATGCACCCTTGAGTGGCGAGGTATTCCAGTATCAGCTGTCTAACTTTCTGCGCTTCGGTCATGGGGGCATGATGGCACAAAAAAGGCCGCGGCTTTCATGCCGCGGCCTGAATGCTAATTATTGCCCGCCAGCCTCGCACCTTCCAGGCGGCCTATGGCGCGGGACAAGGCTTCAAACTGCGTGTGGCTCTCTTTTCGCATGGTGATGATTTCCGCGACGATGTCAGACCTTTCCTTTTTAGCTTCCGCCTCTATTTTATCCAGGCGGTCTTCCAGTTCGCTAATCCGGTGATGCGCCACTTTGATATTGTCCATTGTGGCGAGTTTCCGCCCCTCAACGACTTCGAGCGGTTGTTTCTCTACATCGAATTTTTGAGGCTGTCCCAGCTGCCGGATTTGCTTTATTACCAAAATCATTCTGGCGATAAAGTACGCGATTCCCGCCAAGCTCAAAAAGAGGACGCTGTCGATGTGGTCAATGTCCATTGTCTATATAGTCGAGGATTCCGGCCCCTATGGCCTGGGCGATAAGTTCCGGGCGGTTTTTCATCATTTCCGCGTCGTTGGCGTTGCTGATGAAACTGCACTCGCAGAGGACCGCGGGCGGGCGCGTGGCCCGCAGGACTTGCAGGCCGGAGAGCTTTTTCTTCCTGTCCGGCCGCGCCTGGACAGGGTCGGCGCGGCCCGGAAGGAGCTTGCAAAGCGGCCCGGCAATGGCGGAGGCGAGAGCCTTGCCCTGGACGCTGTCTCTAAACGTGCCGTCCTTGTGGTAGGTCCGGTGATGGCATACATGCGCCCCGCAGGCGTCAGGATTTTTGGAGCTGTCGCAATGGAGGGACACGGACAGATCGTAGTTCCCGGCGTTGACGGCGCGGACGGTGGCGGACAGGTCGGCGGCGTTGCTTAGGTGCGGATAGTCAATGACGCTCACGGCGTGGCCGCGTTCCCTCAAATAGCGGGCAAGATGCGCCGCTATTTGCACGGCTACGCCATGTTCTTCCAGTCCGTTCCCGGTGGCTCCCGTTCCGGCGGCGTGCCCTATGTCGATACAGATTTTTTTCATGTTCGGAGTTCCTTTTTATATCAGGGGGGCAGGTTTATTTTTCGCGCTGGACAATGGGCGGGCAGTCCGTTTCCGGCTGGGCCTGGGTCCAGACCAGGCTATGGGTTGCCCGGTCCCACGTCAGGACGCGCCCGTCACGGGTGGCTACAACCTGTCCCTTGGTGATGGTCAAGCCGACACGTCCGGGAGGGTCCGCCTGTCCCTGCGCGGCGCAGGATGTCTGCGTCATGCCCATCCAGGCGGCAATGGCTCCCATGATGGCCCCGGCAATGACTTTAGCCCAGTTTCCGGGGACCTTGAGGGCAACCAGGATACGGGCAATGATTCCGGCGGCTTCTTGCTGTTGTTCGTTGTTTGTGTTCATAGTGTCTTTCTCTTTTGGTCTCAAGAGGTCCCCACTATGGCACAAAAAAAAGCCGCGGCTTTCTTGCCGCGGCCAGGATGCAAAAGTTTTTATTTGTATTGCAGATGCACGGCCCCTGATCGGTTTTCTTCCATGTACCGCTGGCGGCGGGCCTCTCTCATTTGTTCCTCTCCGTGTTGTCCCATGCGGTACAACGCCAATGCGCTTTCCTTTTCCAAACCGTCGCATGAAATGACGGAACCGTTTGTCCCTTTGCAAGAAAGGGTAGCGGTCAACATTTCTTCCGATACATGGATATTGTCAATATCCAACCACACCATGTCCTCAAATTTTGTTCCTGTAAGAGATGGTTTCAAAACAAAAAAACGCCTTGAGGTCAATACTACGCAATTAGGCCAAAACGGCCAAACTCCCAAAATTTGCCGTTGCTTGCTCACACTCCAAATTTCTTCACCTTCAACCAGATAGCGGGCTATCTTTTGTTCATCAGTCATGCTTATCATTATAATTATGGGGAAATTCTTAACAAGATTAAATTTTTTTATCCGCACCGTCATCACCACTGTAGTGTCAAGACTAATCATTCTCTATCATTTCATGCAATCGCACTAGTAGAGAGCGACTTTGCAATACTCCTGTTAGGACTTTTGTGATATTTGAATAACTGGTATTTACCTTTTCCGCCGCCATTTTCGCAGTAATTTTCTTTTTCTTCATCATAGCCCGAATGAAGAGAATCTCAAAAGAGAGTTGTTTTGTCTCACGTGAGACACTTTTATTTTTCATAAATAAATGAATATCAGAGAAATAATCTTATTGTCAATCAAAAAGTTTTCAGCTGAAAAAAATCACGGTTAAAAAATACATATTCTGTTAATAATAAATACATTAAAAGATAAAACAACTGTCCCACGTGGCACACTATTAGTCATCAACAGACACAGTACTCAAAAGGACGCGCACAGCCTTTTTTAACTCCATAAGTTGACGCTCCGCAGATTCTGCGCGAGATTGCCAATCGGTTATTTTTTGCTCAGGTTCAGTTCCTACAAGTAACCATTCCATACTAACTCCCAAAATTGTTGATATTCTATATAGCTCATCTGCCCCCGGCCTTCTTTCTCCTGATAGATAGCGAGATATAGCAACATTGGATAGCCCTGCAAGCTTCCCAAGCTCCCGCTGTTTCATATTTTTGCTTTGCAAAATGGATTTTAGGCGAGATGGAAAATTACCGTTCGGCAAATTTTTTTGTTGCATAATTTTACCAGTTGGTTATAAATGTGCTCATGTTTCCGCGGAAACAGCACCAAAAGGTAACAGATCACAAATGAAAGCCAAGAACGATTTATCCTCGACAAAAAAAGTCCTGAAGGAAAAAGGATGGTCCTACAGAACTGCTTCCCATTATTGCGGAGTAAGCTTTTCGCAACTCTCAAAAGTCCTTTGTGGTGTGCGGAAAAGTGCGTCTCTTCTACGCCGCATTCAGAACCTCCCCCACAGGGACGGGAAATAACCATACCAGAATCAGCACCATGACTGAAAACCAACTCAAACAAGCCCGCCGGGACCAGCAGGAAAAGCAGCATGCCCTGTACGGCTATTGCCTGACCCCCGCCCCGGACAAGGGAAGAAGAACTATCCGCTGGGGAGCCGTGCTTCTGGCCGTCTGCCTGGCCGTGTTTATATGGATGGCCGTCCTCATTATCCTTGAAGTCCTTTAATCCTCTCACGCCATGCTTTCCCCTCTCACCGACCAGGACTGGGACAACCTGCCCGCCGACCTCCGCGCCGTCTGCCTTCTCCGCCTGTTGCGGCGGCCTGTCGTCAGGCGGTGGGCGCACCGGGTCCTGGGATTCCCCCTTTCCGGGCCGCTCACCCGTCCCCAGCTGGCCGCGTGGTGCGGCGTGTCGGAATCGACCATCCTTCGCTGGGAGCGTGACGGCATGATCCAACTCCGCGGAGCCGCCCGTCGGTGCGGCCTCACGGAAGAAATCAAAAACGACTTACTCAACAATCGCTAACCATGAATCAAAACGACATTGAAAAAAACACCCTCGCGGAATTGTCAAACTACGTCAACGCCGCGCGCCGGGACCTGACGTCCGCCTGCACTAACGCCCTCAAGGCCGGGGCCTATCTGCATTGCATCCATGAGGACGGCAGGATAACCATGACGGACGCGCTGGATAAAATCGGCCTAAACAAAAGCACGGCTTACCGTTGGATGAATGCCTATCACACCGCCTGCAAAGTGTTAGGCGTGGATAATCCGCCCACACATAAGGGCAAGGGCTGGGCGGAACATTTGGATGACCTGGGGACCGTGGCCGCCAACATGACCCTTTCCCGGTTGTCCCTGGGTGCGCCCGCCGCCGGGACGGACCTTGCCCGCCTGGACGCTATCCAGACAGGGATGGAAACGGCTGAAAACGAAAAGGAAGAAGCACTTTTCCAAAACGCGATGGAAAAAGTAGCGAGCGGAGAATGGACGCTCCTTCAAGCCTACCGGGCCGTGTGCGGCCAGGCCGCCCAGGACAAAGCCACGGAACGCCGGAAAAATCCGCAATATCTCGGCATTGACCCCAAGACCAAAAAACCCGTAGGACTGCTGGTCTCCACTATTTCCACCCTCAAGCAGGGTTTCAAGAACTGGGACCTTTTCGGCGGCGAGGAAAAGCGCGTTTTTGCGGGCATGTGGCGGGACGTGGAAAACGCCAAGCCGGACGACCTGGAACAATACCTCTAAACGGCCATGAATCACGATGCCCTCATTGCCAAGCTTCAAAAACTCCTTGCCCTCGCCCAGCGCGGCGAGGACGGGGAAGCCGTCAACGCGCGGGAACTGCTGGACAAAATGCTGGAAAAATACGGCATTGACGAGGCCAGCCTGACGGATATACGGACGCTCCGCTACAGCACGGAAAACGGAGACGAACGGGGATTGCTGGCCGTCGTCGCTTCCTACGCCCTGCAACTCCCCACGGCAGAAGTAGAGGCTTCCGTCATTGTCGGCTCGGACAAGCACGGTTGCGACCTGCGTTTAAGCATGGAGCAGCACGGGCTGGTGGCCGCTCTTTACGAGTATCATCGCATGGGGCTTGAGCGCAGCATCAGGCGCAATGACGAGGCCAGCGCACGGAGGGGGGGGGACCTCCGCGCGGAGATAAAAACCCTGACGGCCCGCATTAAGACCCTGAAAGCCCTGTATGCCAATCTGGACCGGACCATCGCCAAGACGCGGGAATCCCTCCTGTGCGCGTACGTCAACCTCAACAACCTGACAGACTACACGGGATGGAGCAAAGCGGACAGCGACCAGGGGGAAATCATCCATGCCGCCGCGGAAAGCTGCGTCAAGCTGGACCCCAACGTCAAACAACTTCCCGGACAACGCCTCGGAAATGACTAATTCCACGCACAACACGGACCCCGCGGAACAACGCCGCCGCCTGGCTCAAGCCTACAACACCCTGCGCCGCTCCATCTACTGGGACAAACACGCCGCAAGGGCGGAATGGACCCACGATAATTTCCGCTACCCCCTCCGAAACTACTACAAATACGGAACAACGGAAAATATCAAGGCCGCCTGGTGTCTCCGCGGCCTCATCCGCCATTAAATCCACTCGCCAGCCATGAATCACGAAATCGACACAATCATCATCACAGCGGGCACCATCATCACCGGATTATTCATCATCAATAACTCCCCGGTCCTTGGTTTTTTCTCGGCTTTAACCATGTTCGCCTGTCTGCCCATCGACGACAAATAACCAACCCTCAACAATGGCAATCCTCCCCGACCACTCACTCAACGCTTTTTCCGGCCAGGCCCGCAAGGGCCGTCCCCGTCAGCTGGACTTGACGGAGGACCAGAAAAAGGAGCTTGCCGCCCTCTATCTGGCAACTAACGCGACCCGGACCAGCGGGAGTATGACCCTGGCGTGGTCCATCTTCTGCGTCAATCACCCGGACCTGGGCTGGGACGCCTCCGCGCGGGCCAGCAAGCACAAGCTTCCCGCCTGCGCCGTGGAGGTCATGAGGCATGCGCGGCCCCTGGTGGGCTATCACCGCGGCGGGGAGCGCAAGCTCCGTCAGGCCGCCTATGCGCCGGGCCTCCTGCGCCGCAACCTGGACGGAAGCCTCCTGCGGGCCGGACAGCGCGCGTCCTGGGACGACGCGACGATCAACTTCGGCGTGTGCGTTCCCTGGCCCTGGCGCGGGTCCGGCGACAAGTGCGCGGAAAAATACGGCGTCAGGCTGGGACGCTTCCAGCTTCTGGCCTGCCATGATGACGCGACCAGCTTCATTCCCGCCTACTCTTATATTATCAGATACGAGCAGACGTACCGCGGAGAGGACGTCGCCGGGGCCATGATACGGACGTGCCGGGACGTCGGAATTTTCGACGCCTTTGTCCTTGAGGGCGGCGTCTGGAAAAGCGACCGCGTCCAGCGGTTGCTGGACGGCCTCGGCATCCGCCATATTGACGCCAAAGGCCGCCCGCAATGCAAACTGGTGGAAAACTTCTTCAACCGCTTGTGGTCCGTGCTTTCCCTTGTCCCCGGCCAGGTAGGCCGCTACCAGGCGGAAAATAAGGCCATGAGCGAAAAATATGTCGCTTGCCGCCAGGGCCGCCAGGACCCGCGGGGAATTTTCCCCACGTTGGCGGAAGCCCTGGAAGCTATCGACTGGGCTATTAACTACCTCAACACGCACCCGGTAGAAAGCAGGGAATACGGCAAGTGGGTTCCGGCGGAACGCTGGGAAGCGGACCTCAAGGAACGGCCCATGCGCCAGGTTTCCGCCGACTTCTCCTGGTTGCAGGCTCCGGCCATCGTTCGGCGGAAAGTGGTCAAGGGGACACTCCGCGCCACCGTCCCCGGCCCGCTGGGCGTGCCTCAACGCTGGCATTTCACGGCCCCGTGGCTCTGGCAGCACGAGGGGCAAGCCCTCATGCTCCACTTCGACCCCCTGGGCGAATGGCCCCTCCAGGCCGTCGTGACCGTCCCCGGAAGCGTCAAAGTCCTGGGGCAAGTGACCTGCTCCAATCCTGTCAGCCTGGGCGGAAGTGGGGAGGACTACGGCAAGCAAATCCGCCAAATTATGAGGACGGAATACCGCCTGTTGACTTCCACGGGAAAGACGGGCCGGGAATCCACCCTGCGCGCCGTCAACGGCCAGACGACCGTTGCCCAGGGCGTCAAGGTCCGGGACGGCGAGGCATCCGCGGACACGCCGCCGGAATCCGGCGGGACGCCCGCCAGGGTGCGCCGCTACCAGCTGCAGGACCCGCTGGACAAGGCCGCCGGCAGGGACAGCCGCATCACCGCGCCCCAGCCCGCCACGCCCGCGACGCGGGACGACTTCGCCGCCCTCCGCCGCCGCGCCCGTCAGGCGGAACACTCCGCGACACTCAATTTTTAACCTCACTATTTACAAAATCATGGACAAATATGAATTATCAAAATCGCCGGACGTTCTCCGTCTGGCGGACATGCAGGAGGAACTGCACCTCAACGACAAGGATTTTTGCCGCCGCGTCGGCTTCGCGCTGGCGGCGTCCTCCTGGGGCAAAATCAAAGCCGGGACCTGGTCCGGCAACTGCGAAAGTGCCTTGCAGTCCGTACGGCAGGCGTTATCTTCCGGCCTGACCCGCCAGGACGCGCCGGACGTGGACGGGGACACGGTCCTCTTGCCTCATGTGTCCCTGGCCGCGGACGCCGTCGCCGCGGCGCAATGCGCCCAGGACGAACACCGCCTGGTCTTTGTCGTCGGTAAAACGGGGGCGGGCAAATCCAAGACGGCCTCTTACCTCGCGGGCAAGTTCGGCGGAACGCTTATCAATGCCGCGCCCGCCTGGGAAAAAAGCTATCTGCACGCCCTGACCTCTATCGGCGCGGGGCTGGGCCTCGCGGCCTCCTGGTATTCCGCCGGGGCGGCGGAACGGGACATTCTCCAATCGCTCCAGGCGGCCCCCCGCCTCATCATCATTGACGAGGCCAACCATTTCAACCGCGCGACCATCAACTTTTTGAAAACCGTCCTCAACCTGACCCGGTGCGGGCTGGTCCTGCTGACCCTCCCGCACCACATGGCCCGGATGTCATCGGACAGCCGGGAGGAATTCCCACAACTTCTCCGGCGGAGCATCGCTATCATCCACATCCCCTCCATCACAGGGGAGGAAGTGGCCGCCATCCGGCGCGGACTGTATCCCCAGGTGGATCTGCCCAATGCGGCCCCCCTCTGTGCCCTGGCAAACCAGTTTCACAACCTGGACACGGTCCGCCGCGTCCTGGACGAGATTGACGCCGGACAAACCCCGGAGGCCGCCGTCAAAGCGGTCCGCCGCCAGATTCAACCCATCAGCCCCGCACGCTCATGACCGCCCCCGCCACCGTCGAACAGGAAACGGCAACCCAGTTTATCAGCATGTTCCTTGCTTCTTACGACTTGCCGTTCCAAATCCTCTCCCCGACTCCCTATCCCGGAAAAATCGGCCTCCGACTGGACCCGGAAGACCAGTATTGCCTGGTGGACGCCGTCCGCTTTTGCGACTGGGTCCGGCAACGCCATCCGTCCCTGGAACAACTCCGGGCCGCCCTCGATAAGAAACGCCAGGTAAAATACGGAAGGGAGGGAAAATAACATGGCCGCGTTGCTGGAACCAATGCCCTTCTGGCAAGCCCTCTCCTATCTTGAGGGGAAGGAGGCCGTCGCCTCCGCCATGACGACGGCGGAATGGCAACGCATGCCCGTTGCCGTCCGGGTCAAATCATTGTTTTCCGCAACGCTCACGTCCGCCAAGGCCGCCCAGGAAATCACGGACTATTTGACCGGGTTTGTCCGCGGGGAGAAGGCCGTCAATGACAAGGGCAAGGAGTACCACGTTTACCAGGGCCGGGCGGAGTTCGTCGCCAACATGCGGGAGCGCATGCTGGAAGAGGGCTTCGGCAAGGTCCTCCACGACGGCACGCTGGACCCGGAAATTCACGACAACGACCTCCGGGACCTGCGCGGATGCCGCCGCCTGCAACTCATTTTTGACACGCAGACGGAGCAGGCCGCCTCCTTTGCCCAATGGCAGGAGGGCCAGGACCCGGACGTGCTGGACGTTTATCCCTGCCAACGTTTCATCCGCGTCCGTCCGGTCCATACTCCGCGCCCGTACCATGATGCCGCTATTGGCGAGGTCAGGCGCAAGGACGACCTGGCGTTCTGGATTGGCCTCAACCGGGACTTTCGCCTTCCGTGGGGTCCGTGGGGCTTCAATTCCGGGTGCGGCGTGGAGGATGTGGACCGGGACGAGGCGGAGGCCCAGGGCGTCATCAAGCCCACGGACAAAGTGCGGCCCATCAAAAAAGACTTCCTCGACGGCCTGGAGGAATCCGTCCGCGGGCTGGACGACAAGACCCGGAGATGGATTCAGGCTCAAATGGAAAACAGGGTCCGCTTCCTGGGAGATACCGCCGTTTACCAACCGGACAAGCCGCGCCCCGCGGCCCCGGCATCTGCCCCCAGCCGTCCCGCCAAAACCCCCGCCCAAATCGACGCGCAGAAAAAGCGCATTTCCGACACGATAGCCGCACGCCAGCAGCGGGAGGCCGCCGCCCGCGGCCAGATTGCCCGGAGGTTGTGGCAGGATTTTAAGCAGCGCAAGGAGGCAGAGCTTGCCCCCCTGCGGGACCGCTTCAAAAATGCGGCGGCAGCCTATATGCAGGCCCGGACGCCGGAAAACCGGATTGCCTGGATAGCCGCTGACGATGCTTTCAGAAAGGCATTGGAATCATGGGAGCCGGGCGGCACTCTCTACAAAGCGACCGTTAAAGCCATCAATCGGGAGGAAGAACAGTCGTGGAGCAGGACCTACCGGGACAGCATGCGCTTCCTGGGACTGGACGGCATGATTATACCCCAGGACAAGCGCGGCACGGTTGCCGTTTCGCAGGTCAAGATAGATGCCCGTTACAATATCACGCCCGCCAGGCCGAAAAAATTATCTCCAAACGTCCAGCAGGGGCTGGACCTGGTCCGCGCCATCGTCGCGGCGGACAAACTGCCTCCGTCCCTGGGCGTCCATGTCCTGAAAGATTCCTCTGCTCGCGCGTTCCAGCTGCATGGGAATATCAAAGTTTCCTCGACCACGCCCCCATCCACCGTGGCCCACGAACTGGCTCATGCCATCGAGCATGCCCGCCCGGATATTCTCCGCCAGTCTGCGGCGTTCCTCTATGACCGCGGCCGGGGAGAGCAGCCCAAAAGGCTAAAATCCCTGTTTCCGACCCACAATTACCGCCCGCAGGAAATAACCCTGGAAGACAAATGGGCGGAAAAAGGCGGGCACGCCTACACAGGCAAAATTTACTGTCCAGTTTATGATGCCAGCATCAGCAGGGAGCAATTCATTTCATCCGTGCGGGGCAGCGAAATTCTTTCTATGGGAATTCAGCGCATGCTGGAATCTCCTGTTGACTTCCAGCGTCAGGACCCCGAATTCTACAACTTCATCAAAGCTCAGTTATCATGATTTTAACCCGCTCAGAACTTGCCAAAATGGCTGAACTTTTTGACGCGCAGGAATTGCCTGACACGTTCCCGGACGACCTGGAATTTTCCTTCCTGGAAGTCCTGGCCCCGACGATGACCTTGAAGGACTATCTCGCCATGCCGGAGCAGGAGCGGCGCAAATGGTGGATTAGCAGCCAAATCATGGAGCCAATCCCCCTGACCGGGCCGGACCCGGAAACGGGGGAAGATCTCTTTGTTACCGGATTTTATTTCGAGCCTGTAGCCCCTAACATCCCTGACCGCATCTATTAACCATGACCAAAGCAAAGCAACTCATTCTTCCTATTTCTTACCCGGACAGCGGACGCTGGTATGCTCCCGTCCGGAAAATCAAAATCGATGAACGGACGTACGCCTTGAGAATGGGGGAACCTGTCCAGCTGGGGACCGTCAAAGAGATTGAAAAAGAATTCCGGGTGGGCCGCCGCGTCCTGGCCCGCCTGGCGGACATTGGCGTCATTGAGCGGGTGCGTCCGTCTCCTTTCCAATCTATGTACTACTTTGCGGACATTGCCGCATTCCTTGAGCGGACGCGGACGGACCCGGCGTTCTGGTCCTCCGTACGCCGGGAGGCTTATCTGAACGGCCATTCTCCGCAGGATGCCTCCCTCCGGGTGTAATCTAACATTTCTTATCCTGGCCGCGGCGTGAAAGCCGCGGCCTTTTTCATGCCATGATACACGCATGTTTTCACTTTCCCCTTTCATGTGCGGCGACGCCCTCTCTCTGATGGAACGCATGGACAACGATTGTTATCACGCCGTCGTTACGGACCCGCCGTACGCTTCCGGCGGCCTGACGACGGCGGAACGCAAGGCTTCCCCTGCCCGGAAATACCTGTCTTCCTCAAGGTATCTTTCTTTTGATAACGATACCAGGGACCAGCGCACCCATTTTTTGTGGTCTGTCATGTGGATGCAGGAGGCTTTGCGGATAACCCGGCACGGCGGCTGGCTGATGGTCTTTTCCGACTGGCGGCAGCTGCCTTTGACCTCGGACGCCTTGCAGGTGGCCGGGTGGACATGGCGCGCCGTCGTCACCTGGGACAAGACGGAGGCTTGCCGCCCCCACCAGGGCATGTTCCGCAACCAGACGGAGTTTATCCTTATCGCCACGCGCGGGAGCATCGGCAAGGAGCAGGACCGCCCGCGCGTGTTTCCGGCTGGCGTTTTCCGGCATTATCTCAAGCCTTCCGACAAGATGCACCTCACAGGCAAGCCTGTTCCGCTCATGCGCCACCTGATGACGGTTCTTCCTCCCGGTTCCCGCGTCCTCGACCCTTTCATGGGGAGCGGGACGACTCTTGTTGCCGCCCGCGACCTGGGACACGTCGCCCACGGCATCGACCTTTCCCCGGATAATGTCCGCATTGCCGCGGACCGCCTGGGCGTTCCCGTCCCCTGACCGCGGCCAGCCCGCGGAGGGTTCGCCGGGCTTCCGCGAGACACGCGCGGACCGCTGGCGGGAGTGTCTCACATGGGACAAATGACCCTTACGATTTTTCAAAATTAACCCTTACGGGCATTTATGGGCGTAACTTCTTGCGCCACCCTTCCATTTCTCCCCGGAACGCACGTATTTTCAACCGTTTTCAAGCTTCTTCAAGCGAATTCAACCCTTTTCAAGCATTTATGGTTGGTCACAGTGAAATAAAAAGCCCTGCAATATTCATGCAGGGCTTTTTTCTGGATAAGGGATAGAGGAAGAATCTGAGGATAAAAGTCTATAAGTTAATAAGACTGTTCCTTAATTCCCACTCCCTTTAATTGTTGCTTTCGAGCTAACCTTCTTCATCATCCCCGTGGTTGAGGATGAAGTTCAGATCGTCAATGCCCAGGCTGGAGGTAAACCCTTCGTCACCCAGCACGTTGGCGACGAGCTGGTTTTTCTGATGCTGGAGAATGCGGATTTTTTCTTCCACGGAATCCTTCGTCAGAAGGCGGTAGGCGATCACCTTGTTTTTCTGGCCGATGCGGTGCGTACGGTCGATGGCCTGGCTTTCTACGGCCGGGTTCCACCACGGGTCATACAGAACGACATAGGAGGCGGAAGTAAGGTTGAGGCCGGCGCCGCCGGCTTTCAGGGAAAGCAGGAAGACGGAGGGGTCCTTGGTCGTCTGGAATTTTTCAATTTCTCCGCGGCGGTCCTTGGTCTGGCCGGTAAGATAGTTAAGCGGCCTGTTTTCCGCTTCCAGCCTGTTCTTGATGATTTCCAGCATGGAAACGAACTGGGAGAAGACGAGCACTTTGTGCCCTTCTTCCCGGAGCTGGTCCAGCAGGTAGAAGAGGGCTGTCATTTTGGCACTGTCTTCCTTGGCGTATTTGGGATCCACCAGGCCGGGGTGGCAGCAGATCTGACGCAGGCGCATCAGGCCCTGCAAAATGGCGAAACTGTTCTTTTTGACGGATTCGTCCGAATCCAGGCCGAGCAGGGCCTGCTGAATGCGGCGGAGTTCCGCCTTGTACAACTGGCTCTGGATGCCTTCCATTTTGGCGTACACTTCTTCTTCCGTCCTGGGAGGCAGGTCTTTTGCCACCTGGGATTTGGTGCGGCGTAGCAGGAAGGGTTTCAGGCGCGCGGCCAGGCGGTTCTGGCTCTGCGGGTCCTTGCGCTTGTCAAAGCGCTTCTTGAAGTAGGAGCGGGAACCGAGGACTCCGGGCATGGAGAAGGCCATGAGGGACCACATATCCAGCAGGCGGTTTTCAATGGGTGTGCCGGAGAGAACGAGACGGTTGTAGGAAACGATTTCCCGTGCCGCCTTGGCTGCCTTGGAATCCGGGTTTTTGATCTGCTGGCCTTCGTCCAGAATAACCGTAAGCCATTTGATTTGGTTCAGGGTTTCCCCGCAGACGCGGAGCTGGGCGTAGTTGACCACGACCATGTCGTAATTCTTCTTGATGTCTTCCAGATTGGCCTGGTCCTTGCTGCGGATGACGAGGACGCGCACGCCTGGCGCAAATTTTTCCGTTTCTCCCGCCCAGACGTCCAGCACGGATTTGGGGCAAACAATAAGAACCGGAGGGATGACGACTTTTTTCTTGGATTTGTTTTTGCGGGCGAATTCTTCACGCAGCCAGAGGACGTAAGTGATGGACTGGATCGTTTTACCCAGGCCCATGTCATCCGCCAGAATGCCGCCGAACCCGTTCGTGGCAAGGTAAGCCAGGAAATGGAACCCTTCCACCTGATACGGGCGCAGGGTGGCCTGGAGCTGGGAGGGAACATCCGGCTTGACGTCGATCTGGATTTCCGCGGTACGGTCCTTGATACGTTTCCATGCCTTTGGATCGAACACTTCTGCGGCTTTCGGGTCCGCCAGCTGCATGGCGTGCATGCGGTGGGTTTCTCCGGAAAGATCGAAGGGGTCCAGGCCCAGGCGGGTAACGGCGTCGCGCTGGTCATTGTCCAGTTTAATTTCCAGGCGCATCCATCCTCCGTCGTCCATGCGGACGTAACCGCCTCTGGCGGCGACCAGGGCGCGGATTTGCTCCTTGGAGAGCTGGACGCCTTCCACATCAATGACGATGCGGAGGTCAAACCAGTCGATTTCCTGGTTGACTACTTCAAACCGCACGGCGGCGGCCACCGGATCCGCCAGCAGCGTCTTGAGTTTGTCGTCCATATTGACGGTCAGCTCTTTCGGAAGCTGTTTGGCCCATTCCGCGAATTTTTCGGGGAACTGGCGGGTGACGCGGGCCTTGAACGCGCCCACCTGGGGATCATAGGAAAAGCCCATTTCTTCCAGCAGGCCGGGAATGGGATAAAGGTGCTCCCGGATGAAGCGCAGCAGAACTTTGTTCTTCATGGGCTCCTGATGGGATACGTCCCAACCGTCCTTGCCGAGTTTTTCCGTGCGGTAGCCGGAAGCGTCCCTGGCGCTTACTTCGCAGAGCACGTGTTCCGTTTCCGCAGAGGTGAGGCCGCGGACGATTTTCATGTCAAAGGTGCCGCGCAGGTCGATGTCCACCACGCGGTCTTCCATGCTGGGGGGCAGGGAAGCGCCTATTTTACGGAGGAATTCCACCCCTTCAAGGCTGTCGATGACCTGTTTGGGAATGGAGTAGCGGGGTTCCACTTCCGTGCTTTCCAGCCAGCGGGGGGGGCCGGGAAAGACGGTTTCGTCAGACTGGTACAGTTCCTGCTGCCCCGGAAGCTGCCGGACGGAGTGGGAGACGTTGATGCCGGTGGAAGTTGCAAGCTGAAGAGCGTAGCAGTCCGGTTCAATGGGATCGTCCTGGCAAATCCATTTAAGCGGTTCGTCCACCACTTTGAAATAGTTTTCATCAAGGTTCACCAGGTAGCCTTTCAGGGCGGGCTGGTGGAAAAGTTTGTTCATCAGGGCGCATGCGGCTTCCTGGTCCAGATCCAGCGTCAGGGCGTCTTCCGCACGGGCGTAGTCGGACAGGGAGACGAGCAGGATTTCCGTCTGGGCGTCCATGCGTACGGCAGCCCGTTCATGCAGATTTTCCAGATGTTCCAGATCCTGTTTTTCCCGGACGGGAATCCAGTCCTGCTTCAGGGAATGGCGGTATTCGAAATGTCCCTCGTTAATAGTGGAAACAAGCCTCATGAACAGTTCTCCGCGGGGCGGCTGCGGGGGGCGTTCATTCACGGATTGGATGCGGTCGTACCAGGTACCGACTTCACGGGAGCGCTCCCATTCATGAATCTTGCGCTGGACCTTTTCCAGATCCGTAATGGATTCCATGAATTCCGGGTAGGGCAGGCGTTTCTTGTTGAAGGCGTAAGCAATGTAATTCCAGAATTCGAGGATGTTTGTGGGAGGCACGGGCCACAATTCCAGCGGGTCATAGCTGACGATTTCCCATCGGGGATTCAGGCGCACCATATCATGGTCGTGAATCTCCTGTTCAATGGCGAAACGGCGGTAGCGCTTTTCCAGTTTGCTGACATAGTCCGCTTCCTTGTCGTCCAGTTCGCGTCCCAGTTTCTCTTCCAGAATATCCAGAAGAGGAACATCATTCAGTTCGTTCGGGGATTCCGGAAGGTCCTGGCCACGGTACATGCGCTCCAGCATGGCGGCATACATGGCCGCTCCGGCCAGATCCTCGTCTTCCGTGGAACATGCTCCGAACCACCTGTTGCCCTGAAGGCGCAGATTCACGCGGTGCACGCCGTATGTGTCTTCCACGCGGCCCTGAATATATAAATGATTGCCAAAAATTTGCGTGACTGCGCCATCTTTCTGGAGCTTCTCGCCGCGCAGCCGGATTTCTTCCGGAAAGGCATTGAGAAAGTTCAGAGTAGCCCTATCCGGGTTAAGTGCCATGCTCAT